TGTTGTAACACTGGAGGATTTCCACCCACCTAACCAAGTACTTTCTTTCCTGCTTCGTCAATTATGACGAGATCACCTGTTCCAGGAGTTGACCCATCCACGGCAAACAACTTTTGTGGGATATATAACCCTGATTCCGGATCAGTAGCAAACGAGGGAATCAAAATATTATCACCTGTTTGAGGTGTAGGCGTAGCAGATGTATAGTAATCCCTTGGCCAATTGCGGCGCAGAGTCCGGAGATCTGGTAACATTGTAAGTATTGCCGCAGTATTATCACCTTCTTCGAGAGGGAACCAAATAGGTGTCTGTATTTGATCATTACGATAATACTCATCATAGATTTTTCCATAAGCAGATACAGGAAGAGCATTTAAACTTCCTACTTCTGCAATTAATGTACCGGCTCCTGGAGGTGCATTGAATCCCATGTAATTAAGAATGCCATCTGTATAAACTGCATCAGCACGGGCATAGTCAAATGTCGGAAACCCAACAAGGGCATTAACGGGATCCTGTTTTATAAAGCTTTGCCAACCTGTCCAATTATCAATAGAATACGTACGTGGCCATAACTGATCATACGTTACGTAGTACCAATCACAGGTAAAATATACCTGGTGCATGATCGGGAGATACATTTGAGCAAATTTCAGTTGAAGTTCGTTTTGTAATCGAACTTTTTCGCCGGGATAAACCTCCTTAGTTGCAAGAGGTATAAGCTTACCCATTGAAAGGGTAGTTTTGTGATTGAAGCTAAGATCAAACCATGAAGCCTTAGCGTGTTTTTCCATTCTCTCCGGAAAGGAGGAATTAGATTGAATCCGTCTTTTCATCTGTAAGATTGAAGTTTAAGTATTGAAGCTATAAATGCCTGCATAAAAGGAGGAAGTGAGTCAAGTGTATCAGTGACTTTTTTATTTAACCACTGATCAAAATCCCTAATATCCGCCATCTGAGAAAGTAATCCTGATTGTAGGCCGAGTTTTTTTATTTCAGCCTTAGCCTTTATTAAAGCCTGCCGTGCAGATTCCTTTGTAACACCCTCATCGTTAAGAGTATTAGCTACATCTAAAACGATGGCCTTTATTTTACGTTCATATTGTTTTGTAAACTTCGCAGCTTCTCGTGTATCCCTATCTAAACCTAAAAGGTACTGTTGATTATTCATAACAGTTTTTCCACCATCCAATGAATTTCCTTCCTCTATCATTTTTAACCACTGATTAATACCATTCTGTACGTCATTTTGTAAATCCTGTCCTTTAGTACGAGACTCAACATTTTTTACATTAGCCTCAACCAACGGTTGCTGCTGAGTTAGATTTGCCTGCTGAGCCTGCCCGAGTGTTGGGTCTATAGATAATTTAGGTACATCTGACTGAGTAGCCACTTTACCTTGGTACATATAAGACAAAGGTAATCCGGCCGCACGGAGCCTCCTTTTCATTGCCAAAGGGGAGTTATATTTATTTGCTGCAATAGTTGAGCCTATGCCAAAGATTCCCTGTAATGCTGATGCGAGTAAAGTACCGCCTAAGATTCCTAAAGGCATTTATTTTTGTTTTTTCTTGAATATGAGAATTATTGCTTTCACTGCCTGAGCAGCAGTAACGAAAGCAAGAGATATATTTTGCCAATTTTCAATTACCCAATTTATCATATTCGCTTTTTTTCGTGCTTGAAACGCCCTCAAATTTTTAGCCTTAGAAAGACGAGCCATCTAAGGCCTTGCTAAAGTAGCATTTTGTTTGACAATGTCAAGCATTGTCTTGTTTTTTTTACAACTGACTTATAGTCAGTTGTTTATAACTAATTGATTATTAGTTATTTATAATAATAATTTTTTTTGAAAAAAATTTATTTTCCCCTCCGCTTAGATCGCTGTGGGCATAGTTCGCTACGCTTGACGTCGTCCTCCGCTTCGCTTGTCCTCCATCGCTGTACTCACAAGCCCTACGCTCTCAGCGCCACAAGTGACGCTTAAGCTTCGCTACGGGGTCTGCCTTCTTTCGCCTGGTCGCTCCGCATAGCCCAAGCTTGAAGGCTTTTGTTTTTTACATATGTTTATTACATATGTGTTTATAACGTGTAGCACATTCAGTACTACACTATTTTATGTGTGGCCGAAAAGGCCACATTGTTTAATTGAAAAATGGAGGCGGACGGCTGCGTCCAGCCGCCTCCATTTTTACTTGTCGATCTGGTGACCCAGATCGTTTTTTCCTAATGCTAAACTACGGCTTACCTCCTTCGTCGGTTAATTGCGCCCCGTGGGCGACCTTTAACGTGTTTGCATTTAGGGCTCCGCATAGGGATATAATAGAAAAGGCCCCACTTTTGGGGCCTTTAGGTAAAACTCAACCGATGGAAATGTAATTATACTTTCTGTGTAGCCAGGACAAGGTCCCGGACCCTTAGGGCGAATTGATCGACATTTGCCGACCTGGTTAAATCCAGAGATTCATTTACGCCCTCCATCATTACGGAGAACTTCATGTAGCGCCTTCGTATGTCCTCAGCCGGCATATCCTTAAAGTAATTATTTTCATGTACTTCAGGTACATTGGTATTAATCTGCTTCCCCTCATTAGGAAAAGCTTCATCCGGATTAGAGTGTTGGTTTTGCTTTGCTGACTTCTTCATTATGCTGTGAGTTTAGGTTACGTAATTCCTCTACTAAGTAATCATGAGATTCCTGTGCATTCCTTTCCATTTCTCTTAATTCGGCAAGCTTATGAAGCTTAGCCGTCTTGTCCATCATAAAGAAATTGGAAGGTAGGACATCCCTATCCTCGTAGTAGGCTGCCGCCTGGTCAATTGGATGACCTTGACGAAGCATTACAAATGCTTCGATCGGAGTCCTGGTCTTTACGGGCATGGTTATCTTAAGCCCGTTATTTTTTTCTGAAGTTGCGATTCCTTTTTTCATATACCAATACGGAGTTTTCTGTTAATTAGCTGTTTATTTCTTTGGTCCTTACCGAGAGCCTTGACTTTATCCGGATTTTTTCCGGCTCTAATAAGCCGAGTATCCTGTTTAATCTCCTCCTGCTGAATAACTTCTGCAATATAGGCACCTTTTGCACTGCGTACCTCTCCAGAGCAGAATTTTTTCCGATAGTACCGAGGTAAAGCAATCCGCTTTCCTCTGCTATTGACAAGCATATTTGCGTCCGGCGCCTGAATAAATCGTATTTGCTCTTCATTAAGAGCTGATAGGCCCAATCCTTTGGACATAAAGCATAGTTCCTTCTCACGTTCCGGCTTCTTATCAGTCTCATGTTTTACCATATATTTTAGAACATAGTCAATATTATTCACATTGACATCATGATCTATTTGAAGTAGGCCATAAGGCCAAGCACCAGTAATATTGCCAATATCCCTAACATTGAAAAGAAGGTAATGCCAATGGGGCCGGCCCAGGCGATCCCCATATTCTGAGATTCCGTAATAGGCAAGCTTTCCTTCTTCTCTGATTCCAATACGTTTACGTTCGAGTTCCTCTGCTGATATCGATTCCCTTGATAGTAATACTTTCGAACTTTCAAGTTGCTTGAGTTTTTTTATAAATTCGAAATGATCATTTTTGTTTATTACTGGTCCATTGTCACCAAGGACCAGGTATTTATCCTCATAGGTTAAGGTAACAAAGTAAGCTGAGAAACTTTTACGTTTTTCTTCCGTAATGCGAAAGCTCCATTGAGCTTTTCTTTTGGTAAGGCACTTAATACATTTTCCGCAGTCCGCAGGAAAGCTATAGATACGGCCTCCTTTTCCATCATCGAGAGGCGGGTTATATCTGATTGAGATGGGCGCATCGCATGCCATGAGTAAATTCCGTAATGTCTTCGGTGAGATAATATTTCATCCTCAAGGTTAAAACCTACCAAGGTCGCAGGTATAGCCCACGACCAAGGTAGATCCCTAATCTCATTATCAGAGAGACGGAAGCCCATTTATTGGTAGTTTCCTAAGCACTTGTATAGAGTTATATGCGTGGACGAATACCTCATGCTCGCCTGCTTCCGCATCAACATTAAATACCCGTCCTATATCCGGAGTACAAGTAACGAAATCTGAATTAAGAACAACTTCACTTGCGGAGACAAATTTACGACCTAAATGGAAAGACTCCCATAATGTCCTCATTTGCCCAGATACAATATCGTTCGAATATTTGAATTGGGTGTATTGGGGCAAATAGCCGAAAATCTCATTATTCCATGCAATATCTGCATCGTACCAGGAAAACCACACCTCCTTATTACGTATAGGCTGATCACCGATAAGAGCAAATTGCTCCCACATATATGACATTTTTTCTGTCCTCGTCCACATAGTTTCAAGACCGGAATAGTACGAAGCCTTCGGATATACGGTCATCATACACATTATTATTCCATAATCAGGCACTGAATATTCAAATACAGGTGTATTGTCTCTTGCCATAGCATGACCTGTATATTGACCGACGGAATAGTCACCTACTTCTGCAGTTGCCATGACATCCGATACAATAACATTTCCAGTATAACCTCCAATCCATACCGGGCGATCTATATATAGAGGGTTAGGGTTATAGCCAAAATTCCTTTGAACGAAATCGACATACCTATCGCCTGCCCTAAGTGAACGCTCAAGGTACTCTGTCATTTGAGCCGCATAACGGAAATCTCTAATAGTTGAACTCAGCTGCAAAACTACCTTATCCCCATCTGTTGCATTAGCAAATTGAGAATCTGTATCCACACGTAACGGAGTGTTAGCGTTAAACTCAGTCCCATCTAACTTTTTTATAAATTGAGGAACATAAAGTCCTGTTTCAGGGTCAGTAGCAAACGAAGGAATTAAAATATTATCCCCTGTTTGTGGAGTAGGCGTAGCTGAGGTATAATAATCCCGAGGCCAATTGCGGCGAAGTACCCGCAGATCAGGAAGCATGGTACGAATTTCAGCAGTATTATCACCTTCTACTAATGGAAACCAAATAGGAGGTTGTATCTGATCGTTACGATAATACTCATCATAGATTTTTCCATAGGCAGATACCGGAAGAGCATTAAGATCTTCCACTTTACTAATAAGTGTTCCACCACCTGGCGGAGCATTGAATCCCATG